TTGGTCGCTGGATCGTTGTACATGATCTCCTCGAGGATCACATTACCGCCCGAGAAAGGCCGTACATTACCCTTAGAGTTCAAACGCTGAAGAATTGCATTGTTTTGTGTTAAGTTATCTGCCAATACTCCGCTACGACTTTGAATGGTGGTAGCGATAATATCGGTGATTGCGCTATTTGCGAATGCCATGATATTTCCTTTATTAGATTAAGTTAAACCCGACCACCTTCGGCATCAGCTAAAGAAGCTAACAACAAAGATCGTCTATCCTTTGCATCTGATTTAGACACTTGACCGCTAGGAGTAACGGATCGTGGACTAACAGCAGTTGCTTTAGCTTTAGCTACTTGCTGTGCCTTAGATGCTTGGGTACTTACTGATTTCAGGAGTCGATCCTGCTCCAGTTTGTACGCTTCATCGTTCATACGCACCGCTTTGGCATAAGCCGTTTCTAGGTTTGGGGCTAAACCTCGCTCAAGTAATTGAGCCATATCTTCCCTTACCATCTCAAAGTGCGGAAACCGCTCTTTGTCACTACTTACTCGGCTGATTTCTTGGGTCAACCGAGCATTTTCTTCTTGTTCCCGTATTGCCGACAGTTGCTGAACTTGTTGCTGTGTAGCTTGAAGTTGCTGCATTAACTGTTGCTGATACGGGTCTACATATTGTTGTTCAGGCATCTGAACTGCATCTTGATTTAATTGTATTCCATAATCTTGTGCAAGTCTATGGAACATCTGCACCCTTTCTTGGTACGGTGCTTTGGTCAAAATCATGTGCGCCCGACCTAGATTATTAATCCAAGCTACGGGGTGAATGTTTTGTGCCTGCAATTCAGGTGCAAATTGACCGATTGCTTCTGTAAGCTGCCGTGCATTGTCGGCTTCGGCTTTATAGGCAGAAACGCCCTTTTTATACTCGGATTCACGCTGGTTGGCGTATTCAGCAAACTTAGCAAACTCCGCTTTATCTAGCGGCTTGCCTTCCTGCATCTTGTTCCAAACATCAACATATTCTTTTTTCCAAGTGGTAGGGCGTTTTATTTCCTCGTCAGGAACATCACTAGCTTCTGCCACCAAGTCAGATTCTTCAGCGGAATCCTGCTCGGTACTGGCTTCTTGGGCTTTGAAACGACCTTTTTCGTCACGGTTGTCGGTTTCTTCAACGCTACTTTCTTCGCTGGCGTTTTCGGCTTGGATTGGATCGTCATTTACTTCAATCTCCTTTTCAATAGGTGCTTCAAGTGTGCCTTCTTCGGCTTGGTCTAAAGCTGCTTCCAGTAATTCTCTGCGGTCATCTGACATGGTTGTTCCTATCGGTAAGAAAGTTTGGAGTAAGCAATTTCAGCAATCTGCCGTTTACGGGCTTCCTGCTCTTTGCGGCTGAATTCAATGGTTTTTTGCTGCATTGGCACAGCATCGCCTATTTCTACGCAGTTATTACGCTTAAGGTTCTCACGGTGCTTGGAACGGCTAGAAACCCATGTACCGTCAGCCATGCTAATGTGACCTTCAATGTCAGGCATCACCATAGGCGCTTCCCTAGACTTCATGGCTACCTTATCCTGCCACGATGCTTTGGCGGCTTCTAAGCCAATAGTAGGTGTCCACCATTCTAGGAAGAATTCCTCATCAGTTTGCTTAACTTCAACATGATTTCCTTCGGAATATCCGCATTTGGGGCAAAGCATTACATTCTCCTTATGATTTCAGGTAATTGATCGTATTCATCAGGTCTGAGGGTCAAAACGCTGTCGTACCAACGGGCATTTTTCCATCTCCAGCAGACAAATTCCTCTTTTGGCAGCAAAACTACACACCTAACGCCTAAAGCACCTGCCAAGTGAGCCGTTCCCGTGTCTACCGTGACCACGCCACGCATAGCTTTCATGTGTTTAGCGGTAATTGACCAGTCTTTCTTCCAACCATCGTCAGGCAACGGTCTAAATACACCATCGGTTTCGGGATTTAGGCTATAAACATCGTCACCAACTAGCTTTTCCATGTGTTCTACGGAAATAGACTTAATCCAATGCAAAGTACCCTTGCTGGCTGACCAATTTACGCCTATTTTCTTGGGAATATTGCTTGGTTCGGCATCAAAATAGCCTTCTGAACCCACTACCTTCTTGTTGCTGATTGGAAATAGGGCTTTTACATACGGCATAGCGCAGTCAATGTAGTACGGCAGCGACATTGAGCCGATCCAGTAGTCGCATTCATGGGCAGGCCCATCTTCTGTAAGGTTGGTAAGCTGGTCAATGCACTCCATTTGCCCTAACACACCGAATAAATTAGGTACGCATAGAACAACTAGCTTTTTAGCACCTAAAACCTTCAGGGATGGCAGGAATCTAGCGTATTGGAATATATCGCCAAAACCTTGCTCCATCTGAACTACGATGGTCTTATCTAGCAGGGATTCACCTTGCCATGCTTTAGGGGCTACAGGCAATCTTGCATAGGGAATGGTTTGGTTGGCAAGTATGTCTTTATGCCAGCGATACTCAAATAGCCTAAATCCAGCAGCGTATCTGCCAGCGTGTAAGTTGTCGTAGGCTAACTTATATTGTGCGTGTGGGTTTATAGCAGTAGTAATATTGCAGCCTCATCGTCAAGTTCCTCTTGGCGTTGGGCTTCTAGCATTTGAAGTTTAGCCTGTATATTGGCTGCTTCTTGCCTGTAAGCTACTGCCGCAAGGATGTTATCCCGTTGCCTTTCAAGGTAGCTTATAGACCGTTCTAAATCTTGTGTTTCAGCTAACGGTATATCAGCTTTAACCTCTTGTTTGGATTGTACTTTAGGTTGCTTAACTTTTGCAACAGGGTCAATTAAATCTTTAAACGCTTGCTTGCGTGAAGCATTAGCATCTTTAGTGGCTTTTTCAAGCAAACGCTGCCGTTCAGCAATTTTTTGCTGCAACTTCTTAATACGCTTTAGTTCTTCATAAGTCCAGCTTGCATCATCCCCACCTACCCTACCATCGGAAGGGGGCGGTACATAGACTTGGAAAGCGTTATTTTGAAACGCATTAGCCTGAAAAGCAGTTGAAAACATTACAAGACTACCCAGCGTGACCCACTAGAAACTGTAACGGTTTGCCCTGAAGCTATGGTTACTGGCCCTACACTTACCGCATTATCCGTTGCCGCAATGGTATAGCTTGCAGATATAGACTGGCTGTTTACGATAATACCGTTGCTTGCCCGTTGAATTGGGGCAGTTTGGGTAGTGCCATCAAAGGTAAAGTTAGCGTTTTGGTTTGGTGTAGTAGTGCCTTGACCAAACGGTACATAATTAGTCGTGTAGGTTACGGCTGGGGCTTTACTGTTAAAGGTAGTCCAATCCGTAGCAGATAAATAGCCATCTACGCTACCAGTAGCTTGTGCCATGCTAATTGCTGGGGTATTGCCGCCTGAAGATACTACTGGGGCAGTTCCCGTAACGCTGGTTACTGTGCCTGTAAATTGGTCATTACTGGTTACGGTAAAGTTAGGGTAAGTTCCGCTAATGCTAGTAGTTCCTGCGCCCGTAAGACTTACCACTTGGTCAGGGGCAGTATTGGTAATGTTTAATGTGCCACTTGTGGTAATTGGGCTACCAGTAATGCTAATGCCAGTACCAGCCGTAGCAGCAACGCTTGTGACTGTTCCCGTTGTTGGGGTTGTCCAAGTAGGGGTATTGCCTGTACCTGCGGATGTTAAGACTTGACCGCTAGTGCCTTGCGAACCGTCAAAGCTGGTTGTGCCTGTTACGCTTAAATTAACAAAACTACCATTTTGAGGGGTTGTTGCCCCTATTGTTGTGTTGTCAATAGTTCCAGCGTTGATGTCAGCCGTGTCAGCAATTAAGCTGTCAATGTTTGCTGTTCCATCAATGTACAAATCTCGCCATTCATGTCCAACACGGCCCAAATCGTAAGTATTATCAGTTGCGGGGTCAAAGTCGGAATTTATGCGCCCGACAAAATTAATTGTGTCGCTGTTGCTAGTGCCAAAAGTAGCGTTATTGTTTACAGTCAAACTTTGGGCGGTCAGGGCATTTACGCCTGTTACGCTACCCGTGTCATCAATAATGACTAGGCTGTTTTGTATCAATTTACCCGTTGTGGTGTCATACCTAGCTACTGCGTTATCCGTTGCACCTGTTGGGCCTACTACATCACCACCCAGTGATGGGCTAGTGTTGGTAATAGTGAAGTTAGGGTATGTGCCGCTAGTAGATATGCCTGTACCAGCCGTTAAAACTACGGTTTGGTCAGGTGCGGTGTTGTTAATAGTGAAATTAGGGTAAGTTCCCGTTACATCAATAGCCGTACCATCGGTCAAAGCTACAGTTTGGTCAGGGGCAGCGTTGGTTACTACGCCTGTGGCATTGTCATAGCTAATGCCTGTACCTGCGCTAATTGCTGCTCTAGCCCGTGCATCGGTGTAATAAAGGTTTGTACCTTCGGCAATATTAGTAGTGGTTAATACGACTGCGCCAATCTGGCCGTTTACGCTTGTTACCGTTTCGGTGTTATCCACCTTTTGCCAAACTGTGCCGTTATATACTGCCCAATCGCCCACAAGCCAATCAGTAATGCCGTTAAGGTTAGTATTACCAGCAACGCTAACAACATAGTAATAACCTTTAGTGCCAACAGAAGAAGTAAGGGTAGGTGTATTAGTGCTTGCATCCCATGTGCCTTGGTAACTAAGTGCGCCCAATACTGCGGCTGGTAGTTCAGAAACAGGTACTTTACCGCCAGCATCAAGGGTAGCAACGCCCAGTGCTGCGCCTGCATCTTTAGTAGAAGCTGTGCCTAAACCTGTAATGTCCGTGTTTGGAATGGTGGCTGCTGCGGTCATGGCCGTAGTGCCAGTACCCTTTACATAACCTGTCAAAGTCGTTGCGCCTGTACCACCGTTAGGTACGCCTAGCGTTCCAGTTACATTAGAAGCAGGTATGGTTACACCGCTAATTGTGCCGCCTGTTATGGCTACGGCATTAGCATTTTGTTCTGCCATTGTGCCTAAACCAGTTAATTGGTGGTCGGCATTCCAATCTGAAGGTTCTACAAGTGTGTCATCCCCAGCATCAGGAACGGTTGATACCTTTAAATGCTTGACTGTTATAGGCATTACTGTACCCCGATAATCTTACCGTCTTGACCCCGAACTACCTGCTTCGGTCTATTGTGGTTCTCGTTTATGGTATTGACCAAATCACCTAATGCTAGGGTCATTTGCTGGTTGCTCATAGCAATAGCATCAGCAATAGGCTGCATAGGGTGTTTCATGGAATCAGCCATATCCATTTCAGTCATGTAAGCCTGTGCGCCATCAGAATCGTCTGAACCAATACGGGCTACTTCAATCTTTGCACCGTTGTTAATGTGTGCTAACAAGACTTGAGTATTGCGCTCGGTGTGCATCTTCATCTGAGCGACCTTAATCTCCATCTCACGATCCATAGCATTGCGCTGTTCTTCCAGTTGGAATTTAAGCTGATTTTCTTGGGCTTGGTACTCTTGTTTAGCTTTCTCAAGTTCCATCTGCATCTGCATCTTTTGCTGGTCAATCTGCAATTGCATCTGCATTTCAGCTTGTTTAGCCTGAATCTTGGCTTGCTCAATCTGCATAGTCATATCCATCTTCTGCTGTTCAGGTGATGGTGGCTTTGGCTGACCTTTCATTTGTTCGGCTTGTTGTCTAAACTGGTCGGCTGTTTCGTCAATCAATCCTTCTAAGCCTTTACCAGCCTTAAATGCGGTTACGCCAAACTTCAGCATTTCCATCAGCAATGGGGTAAGTTCAGGAACGCCCTGCGCTACTGGCAATGCAGTCTGCATAAAGCCACTAACTGCGGTTAAGAACTCAACACGGTCTTGCTTCTCTTGTTGCTCATCCTGATAAATCATGGAATCGCTAGTTACTTCAATACGGAAGTTTTTAGCAGGTTCGTCTTTCAGAAGTGCAAGGGCTTGCGGGATAAGTGCTTGATCTTGCGGGCTAAGTTGCATTGCACCGCTGATCTTAACGATGGTATCTTCGGTAAAATGCTGGCAAATAATCTGTGCTTTGATCTGCAACAAGGCGGTAGCAAAGTTCACTACATCGTGTTGCATTGTCTTTAAACGACCTGACGCATTGTTCGATTTAATAATCTGTGCGCCAAGGGTTTCGCTAGGATCGGTTTGACCACGCTGAATATCAGCAATGCCCATAATCTCGTAAATCTGCCCTTTAACCTGCTCCATAGCTTGATAAGCCATTTGCAAGCCTTGAGCAATCGGGGCAATATCTACAAGGTTAATAGCCCCTGCCATACCGCCTTTTTCGCTGAATGCACCGTAGTTCTTAACTGGCAGCAATGCGTTGTTCTCGCCTTCCGTAAACAAACGGGCAAGGCTAGGCTCAGAAGCGTCATATACGCCACGAACTTTAAGAGCGTTAATGAAGCCATCAATACGGTCTGCCAGCGTGTCTAACTGACGGGCTTGGTCTTGGTACAGTACAAAGTCAGGGACAGGAATTAAGCTGTCTGTCGTAAGGGTAGAAAACATAGGTTTTGGGCAAGGCCAAAAGTTTTCAAGTTGCAACGGATCGTCACGGGTATCAAGAATCTGACCCATTGACTTGGATAGCCAAATCACTTGACCTGTAGTTTTATCCCAAATCTCGTAAATCAAGGCTTCCCGTGAACCTTCGCCCATCTTCTCATTAAAGTTCTTGGAAGTGTCAGGCTTGGTATCAAGCGGAATCTTGCCACCAAGTTCCTCGCCAAAGCGTTCTACAAGGGCAGGGCGTTCCATGTAAACCTTGCGCCATACTGCGGTTACTTCTTCCCATGTACGGGCAGTTGTCAATCCAAAGTCACGCCAGTAAACATAATCGACTGGTGCGCATTCGTACTCTATGCGTTCCTCGTTCTCACGATAAATACCGCCTTCGGTTTCAGCTTCGTCTGTATCTTCAGTAACTTGGAAGCCATCTTCAGGCGCATCACCAGCTTCACCGCCAGCTTGACCAACAATATGCGGCTCATAGCGAACCCATGCCGTACCACGCCCACCAAGTAAACGGTCTTGAACCGCTTGCTTCATTGCGCTGGCATAGTCACCATAATGCTCAATTTCGTACTCTAATGCCCGTTCTAGCATCATTGACGCTACACGACCGATTGGGTCGTTATCACGGAATCTACGGCTTACATCGGGTCTTGGAAGTCGTGCAAATACCGCTGGGGTAATTGTCTGTACATTGCTCCACAGGATATTGAACTTGGCATTAGGATTGTTACGGCTACGGGAATCGTCACGATACCGCTTAACGATCTTATCGGCTCTGCCTTCCCATTCTTTAAATGTACGCTCGTACTGGGCGATGCAGTTGTACCAATCTTGGTATGTGTGTTCCATGTTTATATCCTAGTATTCGTGATCTTGGGGGTAGATTTCCACATTTCGTTCAGGGTTACATCCGTTTGCCCGACATGAAGTCCTTTAACGCTTGTATCTTTGAGGATAGGACTATCTTCATCTTTCCATACAATTGACAAATAACGGAACGCATCGGCAGAGTGGCTTGTCCAATCATGTTTCGGGCGGTCATTAAAACATTTTTTATCATCATTCCACTCTCGTTGGTACTGGCGCAAACATTCGATTCCTTCTTCACACCTATTATCAAACCAAGCACGGGTTAATGCAAGTCGTGTTGCTTGTATTCCGTCTTGAATTGACAGATTTGGTACGATTTTTAGGTGTTTTATGTCAATTTTTGCAGATATTTGCTCGATTATGCTCTTTCCACCGCTTGCTAGTGTTTTTGCTCTAGCGTCATGTGGCAGGTAATGATAGCCATATTTGTACCCAAACTCATCTTCTTTTTGGTCAAGCAGCATGATGTAAAACGGTATAGATTGACCGTTGCTGGAATGATGGTCTAGCACCCTAATCTCACCGTAAACCACCTGAAACCACCATATGCTTGTGGAATCGTTAAAGCCTAAGTCCCAAGCCGTATGGCAAGGGAACATTGGGTCATAGTCCACCGTTGTAATGCGCTCTAAATCCGTGATTCTGCGCATTTCCTGCCCATAGTACGCCCCAAGTATGGCAGCTTCAAATGAGCATAAGAACTCTTGTTCGTACTGGTTGTCTGACATTGTTGCCTTGGCATCGTCTAGTTCTGACTGCGCCAGCAGGTTGGTTTGGTCAGCCCGCAAGACTTTGGTGTACCAATTGGGCTTTTTAGTGGCTTCGTTGTATATATCGTAAAAGGCGTTGTGGCCTTTTGGTGTTCCAATGAATGTGGCCCAACCGAGGCGGTCTGCCAATAATGGACGAATAATCTCACCCCATACGCTAGGCTTCATGTCAGCCATTTCGTCCATCACTACGCCATCTAGGAAATTGCCTCGGAGTGCATCGGGATTATCAGCCCCAAATAGCCTAATCCGTGCGCCATTGACCAATTCCACCCATAACTCTGACTGGTTGGCTTTTGTCATAACTGGCTCGGAAAAGCGTTCCAAGTACCGCCAAGCCACTGATTTAGCCTGACTGTAAAAAGGCGCAATATAGGCGTATTGAGCGTGGGGCTTGTTTTCTAGCAGGGCTTTGACGATTAGGTCGTTAATACAGGCTACGGTCTTGCCACAACGCCTGTGAGCCACGATTACTGCCCAGCGTTCCTTACGGCTGTGGAAGTCCTCAAAAACGGCTCTTGGGCGGTATTTGAGCTTTATGTCCCTACTCATCTGCCCAAGATATTCTTAGGTCTGTGCCATTAGCCCCAGTTACCTCGTTTACTTGCGTTTCTTTCCACCTTGCCCGTGTCTTTAGCCAAAAGATAGCGGCAGCCGTATTGCCCTTCTTGGCTTGGCTAAACAATGTACCAGCAATGGCAGCGTTGGCGTCTATACGCCCTTCGTCTAATTCGTCCTTGTAATACTTAACCAATGTATCAGCACTAATCTTTAGCCTTGTGGCTATGTCTTCATGGGGGCAACCTAGCGCAGAAAGGCGTTTAACCTGTTCTTGCGTGGCTTCTGTGGGTATATGTTGTTTTCCTTGTGCCATTTTATAACTCCGAAAGCACGGCTTTTTTGCCAGTAAAGTCTTCCCAACGCTTAACGATTACATCGCAGTATTTTGGGTCTAATTCCATTAAATAGGCGTGTCTGCCGTGTTTTTCAGCAGCTAATAGGGTTGTGCCACTGCCGCCAAAGCTATCAAGAACAATATCCCCACCCTTTGTGTTGTTGAGCATCTGGTACTCAAACAGGGCTACAGGCTTCATTGTTGGGTGTTCACCGTTACGGCTTGGCTTATCAAACTCCAAAATAGTCGTTTGTTTGCGGTCAGTAGACCAAAGGTGTCCTGCGCCTTCTTTCCACCCATATAAGCAAGGCTCGTGCTTCCAATGGTAGTCTTGACG